GCAGGGAGTCCGCTCAAATCATCATCAGGGTCATAGTCGTAAAAATAAACCAGCTCGTCCGCTTGCCACTGCCCCGCAATGGCTCCCAAGATACGCTGCTCAAAGTAGGCAATGCCGTCCTGATTAGCAAACACGTTCATAGTGAGAGGGTTTAAGGCACGAAAAGCCAAGCTGCGTTTGCGGTTTTCATAGTGGGGTTGCCAGTAGGCTTTGCCATAGATTAAAAGCTGAGTCTCAGTGGTGCGAATGAGCTTGTTTTGACGTTTGCCTAATGCCCGTGCCACAGGGTGATTATCGTCTAAAGGGTCGCCGCGTTTATTGGTAAAGAGCAAGGGAATCCCTGCCATGACCCGCGCCCGTAAAGTAATGCAACGCTTTGCCCATACACACGCTAGGAACGCCCGCTTAAAGCCCTCTTGGTTGTCTTGGTAGTCGTACTGTTCCCCGCCATTAATCCCCATAAACATGTTGTATAAGGGGGATTGCCCATTGTTCCCAAAGTTTTTAAGGGCGTGCAGGTTGCCATCTAGGGAACGGAAAGCGCTATGGACTTGGGTTTGAGGCATGGGGGAGAAAGTCTTTTGCCCTCTTTTCTTGCTCAAAAGAAGAACACCTGTACTTGACTGGTTTGCACGGCTTCCAAGGCTAAGGCTAAACTCATCACCATATCATCGTGTACCCCGTCAGGCGCACTATATCGCCAATTGCCACTGGGTAAGCGTTCCATTTCATAAGCGCGTAATTCATTTAAGAGCATGGGGTTATCCATTAACTTAATCGTCTCTTGTTCAAAGGCTAACGCCAATTGGTTTATAATTTGCGCCTTGCTATTGGCGGTGGTGGTGAAGGCTTGCACGGGCAAGTCAAGGCTTTGCAGGGCTTCAATGTTAGGGCTACCGATGCTGTTTTCTTCGGCTAAGATGAGCTTGGGTTGCCAACGTTTTGCTAGTGTCTCTACTCTGCTGCGTTGGGTTTCCCAGTTGATTTGGTTAAAGCGGTCTACCTCGACCACGCGCCGTGTCTCCACATCCAAGACGGTCAACACGGTGAAGTCATTGGAGCGTCCCCAGTCAATGCCCATCACGGTTTCCCCTACCGTATAGGGTACGCGGTCAAGGCACTTGTCCAAGTTCCTAAACACCGTGCCTGAATCCTCTAAAAATTCGGCTAGGTATTCCTGTCTGAAAATGAGGTCAGGCAGTTCTTGACGGGCGGCATCTATCTCTAGTGGGTCAATAAAAGGATTGGCAGCGGTAGGGTATTGCCATGAATGCCATTCGTCTTGAGTCGGGTCTTGCCCACGCTGATAGGCGGCATAAAACCAATTGCGCCCTTTAGGGGTGCCAATCAGCAAACCGTGCCCTTTGCGATCTGAGAGTGCGGCGCGAATGCTTTCTGTCCACGCTATCTCGGAGACAATGCCCGCCTCATCCACGACTACGCCATCCAAGCCCTCCCCTACCAAGTGCGAAGGGTCATCCGCGCTCTTGGCTTGGAACTCGCCCCCGTTGGCTAAAGTGATACGAAGGTCGCTTTTATTGGCTTCTCCATAACCCGCCCTGAGTAATGGACGTAAAGCGCGTTCAATCATTTTCCAGCCCACGCGCTTAGAGATGTCAAAACTAGGAGACACCCACCACCAATTTTCACCCCGCAACAAGCCACACAGCACGGTACTAGCCGCTAGCCGTGACTTCCCCACCCGCCGCCCTGCGACCAAGACCTTAAAGCGCGTAGGGTCATCAAAGACAGTTTGCTGAATAGGATGTAAAGGCGGCAAGACTAGCCTAACCGCTGGCGTGGTCATCATCGCTTAACTTCTTATCGCCAAAATCGACGTAAAAGGTGGGAATAATTTTATCGCCCCCCGATGTCAAATCGGTTTTATCAGTAAACAAAGCATAATAGCGTCCTAGCTGAATGAGGGCATTTTGAGCGTCATACAAATCATATTCAATGTTTTCAGTAATCTCCCCTGTGCGGCGGTCTTTGGTAATGCGTTTTTTAATGGACTTAACCGCACGGCTTAAGCCCTTTTCTTTTGCCACACTAAAATCTATATCCCCATTGTCATCGGCAATATCGCCAATATCAAAGGTAGCAATCTCAGTCAGACGGGCTAGTACCTCATTCTTGCCAATGGTACGCTCTGCTAGCAACTGATCTACATAAGCTCTGATGTCAGGTTCTTTCAGGTTTTCGCTGCCAGTGGAATAAGCCGTTTTTTCGCTGTATCCTGCTTCCAACGCGGCTTTGTGAGCATTAAAGTAGCGCACGTAAGCCTCGCAAAAAAGGCGTTGACGTGCATTCAAATTCTCTTTAGCATCAGTCATTACTGTTTCAACCTACGCCGTGCTTCCATGACATGCCCCACTGTCACATAGGGATTCCAGCGTCCCAAGTAATCCGCAATATGGCGCGGGTGCTTGAGGACGTCATTCACCTCTGGGGCGTAACAACTGCCCATGTTATCCAAGCGGGCTTGTATCCATAGCACCACCTCATCAAAGCGGGAACGGTACGCCTCTAAGGGTCTAGGGGGCAAGACTTCGCTAGGTTCAGCTTGTAGTCCCTCCGTTTTAGCATCCTCATGTTTGAAGTGTTGATACACCTCTTGCTCTAAGGGACGGGTTGCCATGCCCTCAAAACTGGCTAAGCCCTCGACAATCAAAGCGAACTGCGTATGGAGAGGGAGAGGGGTTAAATCATCAGTCAGGGGAATAGAAGATAGACTCAGGGAAGATACTCCTAAGAACTAGATAAATATATAGAATGCTCGGAAGGGAATATAACACGCGCAGCCCTGTAAGAACGGACTACGGACTTGCTTTTTTATAGTATAGCACAAGTGTCAACAGGCGCAACAGCACAAGGTTTTTGTAGTCATGCCATGGGCGCTAGGAGGGGCTAAAATGGGGTTTTTAGCTTAAAGGGGTGAAGAGCAGTATTAAAGGGTGTGGAGAAGTATTAAAATTCACACCTCTCTGTAAAAATTAGGCGCTGTGGAGGGGTGAACTTTTGCACCAATACCCATCACAACGGGCATCGTGCCTAATGACTTCCCATAGTTCCGAATAGGTTCTGATAGCTTCAATCCCTACCCATTTGCGCTGTTCATCCTTATAGAGAATATCAAGCGATAGATGATGGTCATGTAAAAATTCACCACTCACGAAAAATTGCTCAGAGGAAAGGGTATAGTCTTCTAAAAAAGGCAATGCCCCTACTTCCCTTACGGCGTCAGTCCATTCCATAACATCCTCACTTCTTATACTTAACTTGCACTTTAGGGAATACAGGGCTACTCGCTAGCAATGGCTTGGTGCTAGGCGTGTCCTCCCATTGGGTGGTGCTGTGATAACTCATGGCGCTTTGCCAACAATCAGGACAGAGGTACACAGGCACATTGAACCAAATCACCTGATGCAAGAAACTAGCGCGGTTAGGACACCAGCCACATTTAGCCCCGTTCATGCTTACCTCGCAACATATCTAAAATAGTTTTCGCCTGTTCATCAGGAATCAAGTAGCCACCTAACTCTTTGGGATTGGGATGATCCCAATACCAAGCATTTGCTAACCTTCTTGCCTCTTTACGCGTAGCACAAACGCCAGTGGCTTGCGGAACTAAGGCGTTCTCGCGTTCATAAACCGCCCAGCGCCATTGCTTTTTGCTTAAGCGCGTATACTCCAGCCGACAACTATTAAAGGCTTCCCACCATGCGCTTGCATTACCGTTTATCGTCATTTAGTAAAGCCTCCCACCATTCCTCTAACGTCGTTACCTTCGCAAACTTATCAGTCAAAACCCGCCAATAATGCCACGTGACCTCGTTCTCTACGGCGTAATGGTCATACTTCAAATAGCCCAAGCTCACCAAGTACCACACAAACTCTTGTACAAGTTGGTATTGAATGCCAATCAGCAGCGTGTTGTAGCCTGCAAAGCGGTACTCGCCAATCTGGTCTACCGTGCCAATAAAGCGCACGCCAAACTCATCACGCAGGCTTTGCAGGCGGGTAAGTTCAGCGTTCATCAGGCGGCGTCCCTAACTGCTCACGGCACGCCTTGCATAAACCCTTCACCAAATCATCCTTATAACCCCATTCTTTGCAATGCGTACAGGGTTCAATTAGGTAACGATCATTGAATTGAGGAGGTTCCAGCATGAAAGGGAACAAGGGAGCCACGCTAGCCTTACGATCTGACTTATCCGTAACCGCTACCCACTCGCCACTTTCAGCCAAGTGCAATTGAGCAGGGGTAAGCTGTGACTCTAATGCCTTCACGTACTTGATGACTCGCCAAAACTCAGCTTCAAGCGTCTCTTCGTTTTGAGCCAAGGCAATCAATTCATTTAACTTCGCTTCAATGTCCACTAGCTTTTGTCTCCTCTAAACTTATCCCGCGCCTGTGCGCACAGTGGAAACGCCTCTACAAACAAACTGTTCATGGCATCCGCGTATTGTCTGGTTTCCCACTGGGCTTCGGGTGCTTGTCGTAGGCTGAGGAAGTGCATCAAATTCCTGATGTCCATTTTTACCACGCCCACACTGTACAGCGCGAAGGCGGGCAAAAAGAGGCGGGCTTGCTCACGGGCAACGCCTTTTTCAAGTGCATTCTGATAAGCATGATAAGCATCTGCAACGCGTGTAGTTAGACGGTGGGTCAGCCATTTCGCCTTATCATCATCTAATTCCCCCGCGCTACCCTGTTTGTTTTTACTGTCCTGTAGTCGCCATACGTCGGGAATGTAAAACTCATCTTCCTCAGCTTCGGTGTATCGGTAGGATTGAAGATTGTAACTGCCTGCCCTGTGCCGCAAAATATGCCGCCACACTAACTCAGGGGCATGAATGCGGAACTTCATTTCTGCCATTTCAAACGGGGAATCGTGGTGGTGTTCCATGAGATAAAACAACAAGCGCTTGTCCTGTTCGGCTCCCTTGCTTTCGCCTAACAAGGAAGTTCTAGCGGCTGCCACTATCGCCATATCATCCCCCATCACATCTTGCACTTCCACCCAGCCTTTATCTAAAACAGGGATAGTCTTGCCAATGACGTCATTCATAAAATACTTCTTTCTGCTATACTATTTTTATCGTTCAGTTTGACCTGATGACTAAATTCAGGCTACTGTGGCGATTGCTAAATGAACTTCTTTCCCAAACCATCCCCTCCCTAAACGCGCGACCTACACGAAGGCAAGCCACCTTAAGGAGGGGAGATGCGTACACGCGGGCGTTTTAAGGCAGTCTTTTGCCATGAAAAGACACTAGTCTTATATCGTCCTTAATGAAACTAAAGCCCGCAATGATAAAACTATGCTCATCAGGATAATAAACGAGTATATCCCCATTGATCCACTCGTAAGCAAGGCTGCACAAGTTCACTACTGCTTGCTTAGTTGAATTGGTAGGGGCAGTAAGACCACGTTCAATCACACATCCGATCTCGTTGTGGCTAATGAGTTTAATTTCCCACATACCACACCTCATTATAGGAATTGTCTAGGCTAAAGCCCACTTGTTCCCACCCTACAAAATACAGGGGTTGGTTTGCCCAAAATAGGGCTTCGGCTGCGTCGTTTACCTCAAGCATCAAGTCTATGCTGCCTGTCTTAAGCAGGCTATACACTACCTGCTTAAGCAATTTATATTCCGCTTGCCAGTTCATTTACCGCAACCCCAAGCTAGGCAGGCTATCCGCAATGTTATCATTGTAACCTTGCCAATCCTCATCAAATTGGTTATCCCCATCACCTTTTAAGCTAGCTAACCACGCAAGATAATCGGGGTCATTTTCATCAGCAGGTTCATGACAAAAAGAAGCGTCTTTACATTGCGGGCAAATATGCCCATCCTCTAAGCCTTTATTGTGGCAATAGTCGCAATCGGGCAAAGCATGA